TGAAGCCCTATCAGATGCAGCCTAGCGGTCAGAACCTTGACGCTGTACGCGCTGCCATTGAAGATAAGGTTCAGTCCATAAACCGTATGTCTCACATGGGCGCTGTTCGCGGTACTGATGCAGTAACTATGTCTGGTGTTGCTATGGCGACTGAGTTTCAAATGCTCAATGCGAAATTATCCGAAAAGGCTGATTTGCTAGAGCTTGCTGAGGAGCAGCTTTGGCAGTTGTTTGCAGAGTGGCAGGAAGTAACCCCAGACGTTGAGGTGTTTTACCCTGATGCGTTCGACCTGAGAGACTACGACAAGGAATTAGTGTTCCTTCAGCAAATGCGTTCTAGTGGAGTTAAGTCGGTAACCCTGATGCAAGAGATAGACAAGCAGATAGCTGACCTTGTTCTTGATGATGAAAATCTCGCTAAGGCTCACGTTGAGATTGAGTCTACCACTCGACCTATTGGCCAGTTTGAAGATGATTCGAGCGAGTCTATAGTTTAATGGCCGCTGATAGCGACTACAGTGATGTCTTAGAGCGTTTAGCTGATAGCCACCAGCAAAGGATTGCCGATTCTTTAGTTGCTTTAGAAGAGCGAGTAGCTGGCTTTATGTCTGGCGCTCCAATTAAAGATGGCAATTTGTTTGATCTTGAATGGGCTGTAAACGCTAGGGCAGAGCTGAGGGCGGCATTAGATGAGACGTATTTATCCGAAGTTGATTCGGTATTAAGAAGCTATGGCGGTGTCTCTACTGCTGCCGAAAAGATGCTTGGCACTTATGGCGACTTCACAAAGTTAGATTCTGGAGTTGTTAGCCAGTTGCAGCGCCTTTCGTTTCAGGGTTTTGAAGACATTGGCTCTGAGTATTTGGATACTTTGGCGAGCGAAGTTTATCAAAGCACTCTTACAGGCCGCAATTTCAACGATACAGTTAAAAACTTGCGCCAGACTATCAATGGGGTGTATATAAACTCTGATGACGCAGAGGCTCAAAGGCTGGTCGATGTAGCGGCTAACGGGACTGCTGCACAGAGTGCGGCGGCTGTAAAAGAGTTGCAAACAAAATACGCTCGCGATAGGGTGGGCAATAACCTTCGCAGGTACTCTACCCAGATGGCGCAAGATAGCTTGATGCAGTTTGACGCGTCTATCAATACGGCTATTGGAAAGCAGTCTGGCGCAAGCAAGTGGAAGTATTACGGATCAACTGTCAGAGATTCTAGGCCGTTTTGTGTAGATCACGCTGGGAAAGTATTTACTGATGAAGAGATTGAGGAAACTTGGTCTGGCAGCTGGAAAGGCAAAGCTTCAGGTGATCCGTTTATTGTTCGCGGAGGATACAACTGCCGTCACCACTGGCGGCCCGTGTTTGACGAAGAGCCTGCTGCAAAAGAGCCAGCTGCAAAAGAACTTGAGCAAGATAAGCCTAGCGGTTTAATACCTGTCGGATTGCCGCCGTTAAGTAAAAAGAAAAATTTAACCAATGATTTCGATAAGCGAACCGAAGGGGCAAACCTGAAAGGCTCTACATTATTAGACAAAAGTAGTAGTACAGGCTATGTAATTCAACCTGACGGAGAGTTCCTTACTCGCTTTAATCACGGCTGGACAAGGCGCAGCGGTTTAAGTTATAAAGAGTTTAACCAGAAAGCCATTAGGAATAACGATTTAAAGGCTTTTAGTGCTGAAACTCTTTCTTTGATAAAGCCGGTAATAGAGGCTACCGACAAGCTGGCTAAGTCTATTGGCGTGCCTAAAATTAGAACAATTGTACCAAGCAAAAATAGAAGAGCTGTCGCGGATATGGGTGACGGTGTTCTTGGTCTAAATAAAGGAATTTATAATGGTTATGGAAAAAGAGCATACACTGACAATGCTGATTTAGTTCTTGCGGAGCTGAAAGCGCAACGAAAGGTTGACGAGCTGCGGGAAGTTGGGCAGAAGAAATATGAAAGATACCTTGAGCTAAAGCCGCAGTTTGCAGGCTCTGAAGCTGTAATTAGCGGGGCTTTATATGACGAGTATAAGGCCACTGTTGCTGCTTTTAACCAAAATTTAAAAGCTATTAAAGCGGCAGAAAAGAAACTAGCAGAGGCAACGAAAGCAGCCAAGCCGAATGTAGGGAGCGCATACGCTAAGGGCGGGAATAAAGCAGACAGGCCGTTTGCTTCTGGCGATTATTTTGCTGATAACGCTGACTTGGGGAAGGCAACCATATTCCACGAGTTTGGTCATAACGTGCATCAGCAGTATTTTGCAACAAGAGCAAACCTCAGAAGCCCGCCATTAGAAAAATGGTTAAAAAGCAAATTTACCAAAAAGTCTTTTTACCCTACAAAGTATTCGGAGACAAACCCGCAAGAGTGGTTTGCCGAAAACTTTGCTTTGTACAACATGGGCAGGAAGGATTTGGTCGATTCTGAAATTAAAGATTTGCTGGACGCTATGATAGAGTCTAAAGGCAGGCTAAAAGTACACAAAGGCTTTAACTTTGAAACAGGAGAATATCAGGGTGGGTAAAGAATTAGATAAAGCGTTTGACCTAGTAAAGCTAGAAGATATACCCGAGGACTTAATTGACCAGCTAGATGAACTATATGAAGAAGCAGACCCAGAAGACCAAGATAACTTTGCTTATTTGTATGAGGCAGCAAGCTTGAGGCTGAGTGAGCTAACAGAGCAACAGATAAAAAACGAGGAATAATCATGCCACAAGGTAAAGGAACATACGGCAGCAAAGTTGGCCGTCCTAAGAAAAAGAAGAAAGTAAAGAAATAAATCACTATATGTTACAATTAATACTCACCAACACTCTTTAAGAGGCACGTTACATGAGCGACCAAATCATGGGTACAGAAACTGAGACTGAAACA